CTCAGGTAGTAGATTCAAGAACGTCTCTATCTAAAGGGAATTTCATCGGGAAAACGACTCTCCGATTCCTGAATAAGCATTTTCCGAGATTTGACAACATTAGTCCGTTCTTTCACATTACTTACGTCGAGGGTGATATAGTTGTTATGTCCAAAGATATTCCTGACTCGGTTGACTTGCGCTGTTTGGGGAGGCGCACTCACTCAGGTACTCTTGTTGCTAGATTCCAGCTGGAGACGCATTGTCTCTCCGAGACGTTATTCGCAGGCTTTCTTTATGCTGCGATTAATTATCATGCGGAAGGGATGAATGGCACGAAGCTCGTCAGTTACTCTTGCAATTCCTCCTACATTGACGCTGCGTTCAATGCGTTACATGGTGAACGCTGGCAACGTATATCTGTCTTAGTGTCTCCTTATGAATCTGTGCTTACTTCTGCGCAGTACTTTAAGAAGATTACTAAGGATGCTCATGTGGTTGATATTGTCAAGCGAGCTGTTGACGAGGAAGGATTGAAGGACCCTGAGTATCTTAGGATTATTCGGGATTCCTTTATTTCCACCGATGCCACTGCTCTCGCCGCGATTAGGATGAACGCAAAGATGTGCCAGTTTCATTTTAACTGGGACGTGGATCCCACCATTCTAAAGATATGCGTTTGCATTCTTATGAAGGAGGTGAATCTCGCTACCACGTCTATTCCGATTGACATTAGCAACTATGTTATCCGGAAGAACATCTTTCGTTCCTCTGCGTCTGCTGGTTTCAAGGCGTATCTCACCGAGTTCAAGCGGAAGGGTGATATGTATCTAGGGGTGGTTGATCGTTGCGAGTGGATGCTCAACCTCATGTCAGTGCGTGGTTATTCCTTGTGGGACATCACGCATCCGTGGGGCAATATCATCATGTCTAAGGGAGAACCTAGGCATCCTGATGAAGATCGCAATAAGATCCGTTTGATCGCTACCAAGCATGCTGAGGCAGAGAAATTCTCTGAGCTCATCACTAAGCCTGTTACTTATGACATGAGGAGGGTTCCATGGTTCACGATTGGTCACTCTCAGTTTTCTAATGCCACGCCTAATATTCTGGCGGCATTAGGTCACCCCATCGCTAGGAAGTACGTTTCTGCTTTTCGATCTCCGCCTGCGGTTATGAACCCTGCAGGTGGTTGCTTCTATATCGAAATGGACGTTAGCGCATTGGATTATTCTATCACCCCGGAGATCTACTTCCTCGCTACTGCAATTCGCGGTCTTTTTTTTGATTGGCAAGCTGCGAATGGTACCACTGCAGATTTGTTCGAGAAGATCTTCGCTTATGAGATGGCATGGAGTAATATCAAATTAGTGCAGATGTTCGAGGGTCATTGGTGGTTGGTCGTCGGCATTGTTCTCTCCGGCGACAAGGCCACCTCTCTCGTCGATACTATCTGCATGCGTTTGGCTATGATCTGTGCCATTGCCCACTTGTTTCGTGGTTACAAGTGGTGGAAGATGATAAAGTATGTGTTATCTGTGATCTATGGCGACGACTACATTGCGCGGGTGCCATTGTCGCTCTTGAGATTCTTCTCGAGTGATGGCAAGTCCCCTGATCTCCTTACTCTTGCCTTCGCCAAGTGTCGTTTGACGTTGAAGGACAAGCAGACATTTATTCACGTCCCAGATATTGTTGATGGCGACAATCTGAATACTCACGTGGATAAGTTCTTCTCCAGGTTGGAGCAGGGACGAGATGGCAGTTGGCGTATGGCGTCGCCTGGTATTCGTTTTCTTCAGCGTTATTACGTTAAGCTGAATGAGAGGTTGGAGTATATCCACCCTGACTCAGAGCAGTGGGATCGCATTGTTATTTGGCGGCCCACTGACGACTATGTTGTCAAGCTTCCCAATCATCCTTATGCTTGGGATCATCCTTCAGGTGATAAGTTAGCTGGTCTCTACCTGAAGGCGTTCGGACTGATGATAGATGCCGCTGGCAATTGTGATGCTCATGAGCTTGCTCGTCGTGTTTGCAGGATTGTTAAAGAGATTAGTCCTATTAGTGTTTCTAAAGCAATCTCCTGGTTCGACTATCGAGATGAGGTTTTTAGGAAGTTTGGTGAGTTCGACAGGAATATCTTGTTGTGGTTACCGGATTGTGATGCTTCCTGGGCTTATACTTTGTCTATGTTCTATACGGATTTCTCTGGTTCTTTGAAGCGGGATCCGTTTTTTCACTCTGTGCCCCTCACCGAGGTCTATCGGAATGGCTAACTACTGGATGTTTTTAACTAAGTTTTTATCTAGTAATAAATAGTGCAAAAAAAAAAAAAAAAAAAAAAAAAAAAAAAAAAAAAAAAAAAAAAAAAAAAAAAAAAAAAAAAAAAAAAAAAAAAAA